GTGGGAAGTGCGTGTTATGAAATATTTAGATAGCAATCCGGCAGTGGTTTGGTGGGGATCCGAAGAACTCCATATACCATATTATAATCCGGTAGACAAAAAATACCATCGTTATTTTCCAGACTTCATAGCAAAGGTCAAGAAAAAAGACAATACCGTAATGACATATATTATTGAAGTAAAACCGGAGTGTCAAACCCAGCCACCAAAACAGACCAAAAAGACAAAAAAGTATCTTCAAGAATCCTACACATATATTGTCAATCAACAAAAATGGAAAGCAGCCGATGAGTTTTGCCAAGAACGTGGTTGGAAATTCCAGATTCTGACAGAGAAAGACCTAGGAATCTAAGCTAAATAGTTGATGGCAAAAAAACTGATAGACAGAATCAAAGAATCTCTTGCAAAAGAGGGTCTAGAACCACGCACAAGAATCGCTCGGCAGTGGCTAAAAACAAAGATGATAAATCTGCGTGTTTCTAGGAAAGACTTCATGCGTGATCGTATGCGACTGCGTAATAAGTCTTTAATCGGTAGAATGTATTTTTACTTCTATGATCCTAAGCTTAAAGACACGTTACCGTATTATGATAGATTTCCTCTGGTAATTCCCATCAAAAGACTTCCTGATGGATTTATCGGAATCAACTTACACTATATTAGTCCAAAGCACAGAATAATACTGCTGGACAAACTTAGCACAATTCTGAATAATCACGATTACGATGAAACAACGAAGTTAAAGATTAGTTACGAATATCTAAAATCTGCATCAAGAATATTTGAAGCTACACCCTGCATTAAGCGATACCTATTTGCATACGTTCAATCTAAGTTTTTAGAAATTACCGCCGACGAATGGGACATTGCAGCGTTATTGCCAGTTGAACAGTTTGCTAAAGAACGAAAAAATAAAGTCTGGATGGAATCAAAGGAACAATTTTAATGTCATTTTCACCTAACGCATTTTTATCTAACGTCAATGCAAAAGAAGGTCTTGCAAGGACAAACAGATTTGAAGTTATTTTGCCGATACCTCCATATATCGGAGAATACATTAGTAATTCTTTGATTGAAAGAATTCTGAATTTTCCCAATTCAATTATGTCCGATGTGAGCAGTGCGATTAACTCTGCTCTAGGAAGACAGGGTGAAAACTTTGGCGCAAATCCGGGCATGACAAGATATCTTGCTCTCCAGTGTGAGTCAGCAGAATTGCCTGGCAAAAGTTTTGTAACTGAAGATGTAAAAATTTATGGACCAACTTACAAAATTCCATATCAAGTTCAATATGGTGAAACAACTTTAACGTTTGTTTGCACAAACGACTTCTATGAGAGAAAGCTATTTGAGCGTTGGACAGAAGCAATCATGCCAACAGACACATATAACATGCGTTTTCCAAAAGGTCAAAACACAAAGTACATGACTGAAATTACAGTCAAACAATATAACGATGATGTCAAACAGATTTTTGCTGTAAAATTTATTGATGCATTTCCAATAAACATCGCATCACAACAACTATCTTGGAGTGATGATGGTTTTCATCGTTTAAGCATTCAATTTGCATATAGAAGATACGTGCCAATCCTTGATAGCAAGTATGATATTGGTAATATTATTACATCAGCTATTCAGGGTGGGGCAGGAGCAGTTACAAGAGCAATTTTTTAATTAAAGTGAGGATATTATGTTACCCAAAATAGACGTACCCATTTACGAAACGACACTAATTTCTAATAATCAGACAATCAGATTTAGACCCTTTCTGGTAAAAGAGCAGAAAATATTTTTGATGGCAGCAGAAACAAATGAGCCCAAAGATACTATTAACGCCATCAAACAAGTTCTGAGAAATTGTGTGTTGGATGATATTGATATTGAAAACATGGCAACTTTTGATATTGAATACTTGTTTCTACAACTTCGTGCAAGATCAATTGGTGAAGTTGTGAATTTGAGGTTTAATTGCAACAACAATGTAGTGGTAAAAGATGAAGAACAAAAGTGTGGCAACTTAGTAAAGATTGATGTCAATGTTTTGGAGATTAGTCCAACTAGAAATGAAAACCACTCTAACAAGATACAGATTACAGATAAAGTTGGTGTCGTTCTAAAGTATCCAACATTTGGTTCAATTGATACTAATGATCTTGATACTCAAGATATGCAACAAATTTTGAATGTAATTGTTTCATGTATTGATTACATTTATGATGATGAGCAAGTCTATTACGCCAAAGATACCAGAAAAGAAGAGTTAATAGAATTTGTTGAAAATATGAAACAGGGTGATTTAGAAAAACTGTCTGCGTTTTTCACATCGTTACCTAAACTGAAAAAAGACGTTCATTTCCACTGCGATAAGTGTGGATACGACGAAGACATCACTTTGGAAGGCGTCCAAAGTTTTTTCGCATAACATTTAGTCATGAGACATTAGGTAATTACTTTCAAACTAATTTTGCTTTGATGCAACATCACAAATATAGTTTGACTGAATTGGATAATTTGATACCTTGGGAGAGACAGGTTTATATTGATCTGTTAATCAAACATTTGAACGAAGAAGCGGAAAGAGTAAAAGAAGAAAGAAGACAAGCTGGTAAATAAAAATGGTAACTCCAACTAAAAAAACGTCACCAATATCGTCAAAAATGACTAACAAGGAGATGATCACATCTCTTGCAAAGGACGTTTCTCTACTAAAAGTCGGCGTTTTAAAATTAACCAAACTTTTTGAAGATGAAAAGAAAGCCAGTGCAGTTGCTCGTCAAAGACAGAGAGCAGATGATTATGCTGCAAAGTATAAAAAAGGTCCGACAAAAGTTGAAAAAAACATGGTCAAAGAAGATAAAAAATCTTTTTTGGAAATGGTAAAAGATGTTTTGTCTGGTATTTTTAAATTTGCTCTTATTGGTCTTGCGTCAATAGGAATCTCAAAGATTCTGAATATGTCTGATGTTATGGGCACTATTACAGAATTAACCAAAAAATTGATCATTAATATATCCGATGTTCTCCAAAAGGGAATGTCTTTTATTCGGAATATATTAAATGATCAAGCAGTTATAGATTCAATCTTCAATCTAGCAAAATCTGTTTTCAAATTTATTGGTGATGCTATTGTTGCTGGCGCAAACTTCTTCAGTAAGTTTGTAAGTGATCCTGAAAATCAGCAAACAATTAGTAGCGTTATTGTAGCAATCATCAGTGGAATTGCAAATGCTATTAAAGCCGCATACACCGTAACTAAAAATCTTTTATCAGAAAATTCAGATGCGATAAAAGAAGGCGCAATGAGTGTATTCTTGGTTATTAAAGACGTAATCGTTGGCACTTTAAAAGCCGGTCAGAATATGTTGAAAAGTGCTGAACTGAAAGAACAGTTTGTGTTCATTGCAAATGCAATCATGAATTTTATTGGTGAAGTAATGAACATGCCTGTATTTGAATGGGAAGGTGGAAAAGTTACACTGAAGCAAGCACTTATTGGATTAGCAGTAGCGACTGCAATTCTACAAGCTGGTATGTATGTCCTTATCGGTGCATTGCAAGGAATAGGTATGAAAGCCGCTGGTTTAGGTGGCGGTGGTGGCGGTGGTATGCCTGGTAAAGATGGAAAAGGCTCCGATGTACCAGGCAGAAAAAAGGGATTCTCTGTAAGAAATCTTCTGACACCAAGCAATGTTATTGGTTTAGGCGTAACTACAGCGGTTGCTTATACTGCTTATGATGCAATGACGCCAGATAAAACAAACAGACCAACTGGCCCAGCACCATCACCAAGTCCACCACCAGCACCATCTTCTGGACCAGCACCTTCACCAGCTCCTGCACCCGCACCGAGTCCGTCACCTTCACCTTCACCCTCACGACCCGTAAATCAAAATCCTACGGGTATGCCCAAAACGCTTGAAGAATATGTTGACATGGAATTTGAGCGTAAGAAAAGGCGTGAGGGTTTTAGAACAACGACTTACGCTAGTCCGGAAGGCGGAACAGACACAGTAGGTATTGGACACAAATTAACTGATAAAGAGCAAGCAGCTGGTGGCGTGTTCATTGGTGGTAGACTTGTAAAAGTAGATAGAACAACGCCAATGTCTGAGCAACAAGTCAAAGAATTGTACCGTCAAGATATTATGAATCATGCAAACGGTGCAAAAAGACAGATAAACAAACTTGCTGGTCAAGATGTTTGGAGTAGTTTGAATCCTATGCAACAATATGCATTAATGGATTTAAGTTTTGCTGGCGGTCCAGGTCTAATTACGAAAGACCTTGCTGATGCAATTAAATCTGGTGATATGAATAAAGCTGCACAAATAATTCAGCAGAAAGCAAGAACATACCAAAAAAATGGCATGACGGTA